ATCTCCGGTTGCTATACATCTCCGCCAATAATACCGGTTACTGATATTTTCGTAAGTTCCTGATTTTATATTCGATTCCCGGCATTGCACAAAATCATCGGTGCGGAACAGATTTTCCACAGCTTTTTCTCCGTCATCGGCAGTAAAATAACAACGGTAAAAGCCTTCTTTATCTTCAACCATGGTACAGGTTGCACCTGCCGGAGAGAAAATATAATTTCCTCCGGCATAAGTCAGTTTTCTGATCTCGAGTGCTGCAAATACTGCTTTATAACGTGCGAATATCTTATCTATTTCCAGATAGGATTTGCCGCTACTATCGCGCCTTATAAGGTTCATCCCTTCCCCTAAAGGGCCTGAAACAAAATTATCGGATATTATTTCATCAGTTGTTATTTTATCCGCTGTTACTTGTTTGAATTGTACGCTGTCTGTCTTCCTGACGGGTTGATCCAAAAAATCATCAAATTCATGCGCATTCCACTTATCACTGTCCCCGGCCTTTATTTTCTCTCCCTGTACCTCCAGATAGCCGTCCGTACAATTCATCTCCTCCTTGGTCCAGAACACACCTGACTGCAGCACCCGCTTGTATGACAAATCCGTAAGCCCCCCGACTGCCACCCTCTTCGATGATACGGACATCCTGTCGTCTACCTCCAGGAGGCAGCCCTCCGACAGCTGGTCATCCGGCATGGAAACAAGCTCCCGGATCATCTTGGGGGTACTGATCGTCCCGCCGTAGCTCCGGTATTCGGTCTCGCCCGATGCCC